TGCTCAGACTTTAATGCCCAAAGACCTGCGCGTTGTGCTTGACCCTCAGAAGTACAGCCCCATGCATCAATCTCAGCAATACGCACACCGAGCTTTGCAATAGCCGCTTCATCACGAACATAGACATACTCAGTTTTGTAGTGATTCGCAGGGTTATCCCAAGCCACTTTTGCAACAGTGTGTCGATCGCGTGCACGAGTGCCTGAATATTCAAACATGCCATCAATGACATTAGCGCGAGTGTATGTGAAGTATGTGTCTTGTGGAATATCAGCATCACAGACAATTGAATTGCCATCCCAATAAGAAATCGCACGGAATACACCTGCCAGTTTGCTGAGAATTACATAAGCATCTTCGGTAGATTGTAGATATACATTACAAGTAAAACGTGGCTCTTGACCACCTTTGCCATCATTCACCATTTGGTCGCAGTATTGGGCAAGGCGATATAAAGACCACTTGTCCAGCATTGCAGCCGTTAATCGATCACCCAAAGCATAGCGTTTTGATGTGCAAATGTCGTAATAAATCCATGCAGGGTTATTGGTATAAGCGCGCTTGAATGTGCCGTCCCACATGCCCGCATAGGTACGCGCCACTGGATCGTAGTTCGATGGAACCTGAAGCTTAACCCCTTTTAAATCGACTGCAACTTTTGCAACATTGGAAAATGTTTCAGCATCATATTGCAAGCCAAGCATAGCTGTATTTGGATAGCTGAGCTTTAGGTCGATGACTTCTGTTAGTGCATCAACATACATTTTGTCGCTGATATATTCTGAGGTGGAATTTGGTGTTATGCGACGGACACGGATAGTCCAACCAGTATCGGACTTTGGCAAATCAATACGGTGTGAACGCTCATAGTTTTCGGATGTTTTATCTGAAATCTTAGTGTTTAAAACTTCGACCCATGAGCCACCACCTGTCTGCAAATCAATCGCATATTGAATCGTGATGCCTTTCACATCGCCATTGTTTGCATTTTGTTGGCGTAATGGTCCCCATTTAAAGCGAACACGCACTGCATCTAAATTGGTGTTTGAAATAGCGCGAACCCAAGGTGTACCTGATACCAACTCAACATTAATCGCGGTTTCAGACGAAATATCAGGAAAACCCTCGATGTGTGTTTGGTCGTTCGTACCGTGACGAAAATCAAACTGAATGTCCTGAAAATTTGATCCGCCATTTGGGTTGTGAAGTGGCGTTTCTTCTAAATAAACAGACTGTAAGCCATTCGCCAAGCCCTCGACTTCACCTTCAGACAAGCCATAAAGAATCTTGATGTAGGTTTTTGATTGTGCTGAGTCGGGTGCGATTACCGCCTTTCTTGTTTCACCACTACCTGCTTTTGCGCCCTTAATTACTGCGTTCATACTTATCCTCAGACAATAAAAAAGGCGCTCATTGCGCCTGTGTTTTTTGATTTTTGATTACTTTTTAGGAATTTCTAACCCATAAATCATGTGGTCAATTTGATCTCGTGTTGTAATTTCACCCTTAATGACTTTCAGGTGAACAATTGCACGATTGAGATGGGTTTCATCTTTTGTCTTAAAAAACGCCTCGATTGACTTTTCAGCCATAACCGCTTGACGCATGTTTGGCAATTTTTGCTGCTCAATGTGTTCAAGAAGGCTGTTTAGCTTCTTCTTTAAATCAACAACATCCGCAGAATCTGTTTCAAAAATAACTTCCATGATAAACCTCTTAATTACATTAAATCTTCTGGGTATTGTCCAGCACTTGCGATAAAGCCACCGACTTCACGCTGACCATAAAGCACTGGCACTGGATTGCCTTGTGCAACTGTGGTCACTGCACTACCAAAGCCTTTATTTGCCTTGTTGCCGTCTTGGTTTTCGTCTTGGAGCGTATCCGCTTGGGGCATCAGCATTTGTGCTACGCCACCGACCATTGTGCCAATACCCGCGCCGATTAATGCAACACCATACGGGGATGTAGCGCCGAATGTAAAATAACCAACCACTACCAGTATTGCGCCTAAAATAACCTGAAGAACCCCATTGCCACCCGCACCTTTTACCTTTGGCACCACTTTAATCACTTTGGCACTGGTGCTCATGTCGAGTTCGGCTTCAGAGATATTTTGCTCATCTTGAAATACTGCGAACTCCAAACCTTGCTCATGCGCATGCAGCATGAAGTGTTCAAAGCCTTGCACCTGCACACATAAAGCACGCATGGCTTCGCGGGTGTTATCAACAGCTAAATGAAATTCTTTGCCGAACTTCTTGGCTAAAATGCCGTATAACTTAATTGTTTTGAGCATATCGAACCACCTTTGCAACTCGTTCTTGCCACTGTGAACCAAACACTTCACGCACTGATTTGCGGCCATACGGATGATGTAAAATGATTGACGAGCCAACACACGATTCTGTTTGTTCAGACTTCAATTCGGTCTGATCGCCTAACCAAATTACTGCATGGTTCACATGCTCAGTACGTCCAACACGGCACAATAAAACATCACCGTATTGCATGTCGCTCACTTCAACAAAGCCTGCTTCACCAAAACCATCTAAATACAACGACTTATTCTCTTTGGATTCCCACCACGCATCCTCGCGCTCAAAGTCGATCAATGTGATGCCTAGCTCTCGCTCGTAAAAATCCCGCACGATTGAATAGCAGTCTTGTATGCCGTGAATATAATTGCGACCAACCAAAGGCGCTTTATATCCGCACGGCTCATACACTTGAAATTCAACATCGGGATAAGCACAAATCACCCATGGCTTTTCATGTAACTCAATCTGAATTAAATCAATATCAGATGCACGTGCAGAAGCATTCGGGTGTGAATGCACATAAGCTTGAATCTCGCCTAAATCTTCAGCTTTGGCTAAATCTTCATGGTGAATTTCAAACCGATCTTTATTGTCTGAAATGTTGCGGCATGGGATGTATTCTTTATTCACAATCACACCGCAACACTCGGAAGGATAAACTTCAGCAGCATGTGCTTGAATTGCTTTTTTAAGTTTTGCGGTTAGTTTCATCACATTAAACTCGACGCTGGAAAGCCGCCAAAGCGGATTTCATTATTGCGAATACGGCATGAAGATAAGCGACCTGAACAACGATCTAATGCAGGGTTGTCCGTTGGCTCATCTTTATCAGTGAACATTGCCGCACCTGTAAATTGACATTCTTCACCCCTGTAATTACCCATCGCGCACCAATGGCAGTAGTTTGAAATCTGCCGAACTGGAATTTTTAAGCCTTCAAAATCAATTGGGTTTGAAAGCTCAAATGTCACCGCTTGCGCATTTTCAGAGGTCTTTTGCTCGATATACCAAAGTTGTTCTTTTGCTTCATTTGAAGCGGATGTATTGCCTGCACTAAAATTTTCAGCATCAAGATACTTGGCAAGTGTGGTAATGACTTTGAGTTTTGCGCCTGCAAAGTCACCAAGCTGTAAACAAAGAGCAGAAACTGCGTTTTGAATACCGCCAATATTGTTCGCCATGCTTAAAGTTGGTGCTGAGGCTTTGCCATCAGAACGCATCTCCAAACCTGAAACTTCCAGCGCCATCGGCTCAAAGGTTTGACCTTGCCAGATGATGTTTCGATACCATGTCTTTTCATCGCTTAAATCATAGACTTTGCCAATTAAACCTGTATCCGCGCCGATTAATTCACTTGAGCCGATGGATGTATAAATGCGCTCCCAATCTTTATAAGAAATATGGCCGTGAAAACGCAAAATGCCCGCGCCTAAAGCGCGAGCATCCAGTTCAAACAGCGTGATCAGACCATCTACATACAGCTTTTGAAAATCACTGTTTAATGTCATGTTGAAATCTCGTTAGAGTGTTAGTGCTTGCGACCAAAGCTCATCAATTTGAGCTGAAGATAACCCCATCAGCGCTGCCATTACGAAAAGACTGCTATTATTTCGCTCAAACACCGTAGCATCCTGCCATTCGATTTGAATAATTTGACGCTGCATATCATCTTCGATTTTATTAATAAGCGCTTCAATATCAGCAAGAGCAAAGCCATTCATGACAAGTGCTAATCGGAATTGACGGCGTGTTAGTGGTTTTAATGGCGGTTTTTCGTAGGTGACTGCCCACACGTAATCAGGGTTGAATTGCGATAGTGCGTTTAGGATCTTTCCCTTGTCGCAATTGAGGTCTTTGATTAGATCCACAACACCATCCATATTGGGTGTAATTGTGCATCCATCTTGTGTGACTTCGAGCTGGTGAATCTCTGCGCCGTTTCGGTTTGATACAAGCTTAAGCATTAGGTTAAATCCTCTATTTTGGGTAATAAAACAGTAGTGGTTGTGTTCTTGTCCTCTTGTCTAACAAAAACAGCCTTGTTGAGTATTGATTTTCGCAAGCCTAGACTGTCTGCGTGAGAAGCATGTGCAAGCCAAGAGTTAATGGATGCCTGGATGCGCTTTGCCTCAATCCTGCCCTCGCTGTACTGTTTCTTCATAAACCTTATTTTTCGGTAAATTCTGGAAATTGAGCTTTTTCTTACACGTCGATGAGTGGGCCACATTTGATAGCCAAGGAAATCCAATGCTCGTCCGTTCTTGACGGACACTGGAAATATTTGTGTTTTTGCATTGGTTTGGAGCTTTAGCTTCTCAAATAGGAATCGCTCTACATCAATGCGTAAATGACGCAAGTGATCCTTGTTGTGATGAAAGATACAGAAGTCATCCATATATCTCAGATAGTGCTTCTCACATAGTCGGTATTTGACATACTCATCCAGCTCATGCAGATATATGTTTGCAAATAGCTGTGATGTTAGGTTGCCAATAGGTATTCCGACACCACCGCCAGATGATTCTATGATGTCGTCAATCAGGGTAAGGAGCTGTTTGCATGATATTTTCTTTCTGATCAGGCTTTTCATAATCTCATGATCAATACTGTAGAAGAATTTTGAAATATCAGCCTTGAATGCGTACAAAACACCGTGATTTCTTAGTACCTTTTGCATCATGCGTTGTGCTTGATCTGCGCCAACATGCGTGCCTTTATTAACTCGGCAGGCATAGCTGTCGTCAATAAATCGTTTTTCCCAGATGGGTTCAATAACCAATAAAATAGCGTGTTGTACAACCCTGTCCCGAAATGGAAGTGCTGCAACATCGCGCTCTTTAGGTTCGTATACTTTGAAAATTCGATACTCACCCGTCTTGTACGTTCCCCAGATCAATTCGTTCTGTAATTGAATCAGGTTTTCTTCCAGATTTAATTCAAACTTTAAGACTTCACGCCGATCACGCTTGCCGCGCCGGGCCTTCAAATATGCGTTATACAAATTTTCAAAGTCGTAAACCTGACTAAACAGATTGTTGTAAGTAATTGTCATGTATCTCTCAAAAAGAAAGCGGCATAAGTTTTCGCTATTGCTACTCAGCTATGCCGCCTGTTTAGTTTTTTAGATTTTCATCTAAGGAGTGTGCATCCTTTTAAAGTGTTCTGTCCTAGCCCCCATTAGGGATTAAGCTTCTGACACGCTCTAAGAGCTGGACGCGCCCCGATATTCGTGTTCGTGTTGGAACGAGCGTTATTCAAGTTCAGATAGAACACGCCTGCATTGGCTGCGTCGATCCAAGAGCCGCCACGGACGGGAAGGGACCGTCGTTGTAACGCACACCCCTATTTGCCTACGGCAAATACTTTGATCCAGCCGCCTACCATGCGGCCAATCTCATTGTTCAGTCTGGACCAGTGTTCATACTTCTTAAAATCAAGATAACCTAATTCTTTTGAAATTCGAACCTGAGCGCGTAATAGGTCTAGCTCTGCGTCTAACTCTTGTAGTGTGGTTTTTTTGTGGTAGCGCTTATTACAAACAACAATCAACCTCAATATCCCCCACATGGCCTGCCTCATTTCTGCTGCAAGCACATGCTTTTCAAATTTTGGAAATTGACGTAATGCGATATAGCCATAGGCAATCATTTCTTCGCATTTTTGTCTGATTAATAAATCACTAGACACAATAGATCTCTACAAAACAAAATTAAGAACGTGCGCTATCGCGCACGCATACAGATAACACAAGACAGATTACAGATTTACGAAAGCTGGACGCGCCCCGACATACGTGCTCGTGTAGGCACGAGCGATAACCAAGTGCAGACAGAACACGCCTGCATTGGCTGCGTCGATCCAAGAGCCGCCACGGACGGGAAGGGACTCAATAGTTAGGTTTAACCAAAGACCATCACCATTGAATGTAGCCACTGCATCAACCACCGGGAATAAACAAAGTGCTTTCAGCTTAATCAATGCGGCAGCACTAACAGGGTTTACGGTAGATAGATTTTTGATTGCACCAAAGGCTGAGCCATTAATTGTGTAATCTGCTGTACCGGATGTTGCAAATTTAACTGTTCCTGGAGTTGTTCCACTGCCATTCGGTGTAACTAGGTTGCCAGTCGCCCCGTCAATTGCTTTCCACTCTGTCGATGCTGCACCAAGATTGATGGCCGACTTTGCAGCATTGTTGTTTTCAATGATTTGAATTTCACCATTAAGCAAACGCATTCCGGAATTCCATTCCCATACGTTACCGGATAAATCAGCAATGCCGTTTTCTTTACCGTTGTGTCGCCATTGCACAGGTCCTGACCCAGTCAGTGTGCGTGCCGATCCCGTGGTGTTTCCTGGAGCTAAACCATCAGGACGGCGACCCACAAGTAAGGGGTTCTCCGAACTGCGGCCATAATAAGTATTCCCTAGCGGCTGGGTGTTATCCTTGTAGCATTGCAAGGCCACGGCGCTCCATTCAGCATTAGTGATTAAGTGGTGGCCGTTACCACACGCTCGAGCTGCTGTTAAAAAGTTGTCATAGTTAGTGCTATGGCTTGGCTCTACGTTTGGCAGACTAAGCAACTCACCACCAACAATTCGACCCTGGTATGTCCCAATGAAGATTTCAGGCTTTTCCACACCGTCCACAATAAATGCTGGGTGTGTACCACTTAATGAAGCATCAATCGTACTCATATCGTACTTTTGAATGATGTTCATATAAGTCGGCTGACCTTTGGCCGTATAAAGTACGGTTTGCAAGCCACCACTTGCCAGCTCTACCGATTGACGCAATGAGTCTTTGATTAAGATTGTTAAACCGCTTTTGTCTGCATCAATTCCCAGCGCGTTTCTGGTTTTATCTACAGTAAGAGCACCATCAGCTGCCGCACCAAGATGCGTATAAAGCTCATTGTCATTCGCTTGCAGTTTTGCCGAGCCTGTTCGGAACGTATCCCCACCTGCGCCAGTAGGTGCTGTGCCTTGATTAATTGTTTGTTTAGCCATAATTTACGCCCACAAAAAAGCCCTCGATTGAGGGCATAAAGTTGATTGAATTTAAGGTTTAAAGTCTTGGGTGAATGTAGTGGAGATGGACCAAACATCACCGCCTAAACTGACTGGCATATAATCTCCTGCGACTACACGAACCTCGCCATCTAGCGGTGAATCCCAAAGGAAAGAATCAGCACCTTTATGTGCATCAAAAAAGGCCTTGATCTCTTGTATCAAAGCCTTCTTGCCAGTCCTTTTGTATGCCCATGTGGATGACCGATTGTTAATCCCAACACTCGTTCGCTGTGTATATCCATCACCAAAACTGGACTGAAGAACCTTAAAGCTTGAAGTTTGGGAGTTGCCATCTAGGTCATTACACCAGATGAATTTTTGATTGCTCATTTAGATAACAACCCCCCTTGACGTTGCTCTCGACGAATTACGCTCAGAGTCATATTTTCCATCATTTTCCCTAATTGCTTTGCATCAGATTCACTGGTTGTAGATCCATCAGACGCAATATGAATGGTTTGCGTGTAATAAACATCGCCACCTGATCCGCCGACATTACCACCACCCGAATTAATCGCACTCACAGCACCCATACCAACACGGTGAGTATCTGCAACCAATCCACCCGTTGCATAACCTCGACGAATCGACTTTCGCAAATCCTCGAAGCCTTGTGGGCCACCTAGAGCTTTGATTTCCTCTTGGGTTAAAACACCTTCGCCTTTATGAACGACACCTGCTGGCTCGTATTTACCACCGTGGCCTGTGTAGCCACCGTTGGCGAAGCCTGCTATTGTTTGTGCCGCAATGAGTCCGACAGATGCGTAACCCATACCTCGAACTAAAGTAGATGCTGGAATACCTAGAACAGGGCCAAGCTCCAAGGCCTTTGCCGCAGCCAACTCCGTACTAATAATAGCCTGACCAATCGCAATTGCTTGTTGTACTAAGAACATAGCCTTGTATGCACCCGACTGCTCGCCAGCGCTATCCTTGACCATCTGAGTCATATCACCCCAGACTGAGCCAGCCTGAGATAACAGTGAGCCATACATGCTTAAGGTTGCGGAGTGCTGATCCTCAATCAGTCTCTTTGCATTATCGCTATACTCAACATCCAGCGCCTTCATATTGGCTATATGAGTGGCTTTTGCTTGCTCTAACAATTCATATCTCTGTTGAGCTTGCTCTGGTGTGTCGTAGTCCTGATTAATGCGGTTCACATTGTTTGTATATGAATCAAATTCACTGCTTTTGCTGCGAGCGGAGGCAATATTTAAACTAGCTGTTTTATACTCAAGACCTTCTCCACCAAACTTTTTGGCTATGCCAGATAATAAAATCGCATTTTCAGCATTTGCCATTTGGTCGAGCAGGTCGTTTTTATAGGAATCCAGCTTCTCCTTTTGAGCAGCTCGGTAGGACTCCACATCCCGATCGTATGTCTCCTTAGCCTTGTTAAGGTAAAGCTCACGATTTGCAGGGTCATTAACAAACCCTTTCTCGATCTCTTCTTTTGATTTGTTGTAATCAATAAGAAGTCTTTCCTCTCGGGTCGCATACTCTCGTATTACACCCTCTTTGGCTCTTTCGATTTCAGCTTGCAACCGCTCAGCTTCACGCTTTTGCTGTTCAGCCAATCGCTTGGCCTCATTTACCGCCTTGTTGGTTTCTGCCTTGCTAGATTTTGGTGCTTTAGCGGTCGGGAAGAGATTTTTGTTTTGCTCTGCGCCACCACCAACACCCTTACCCTGCGTCTTATTCCACTCCAATTGAGCTTTTCGATTATTGATAATGGATTTAGTTAAGGCGTCATATTGACCTGTTTGTGATGAAACAATACTGCTAATCGCCTTAAACCCATCCTTGGAGTTGTTGTATATATTCTTCGCAGCCTTTGCGCCATTACCCCACACAAAATCCTTTGCTCCCGAAAGCAAAGCGGAGCCTTTTGCTTGAATACCATCAGCATTGGCGAAATTCACCGCTGTTGTGCCTATGGTTTTAAATTGATTAACAACCATCGACATGATTTCAACAAGGTTTTTCATGCCTGTTGCAAGACCAACAATTAAGACGCCAACACCCTGAGCAGCAACCCCGATACCCTGAATTACACCAGCAAAACGCCCACCTTCAGTTGTTCCATTCATAAAATATGAAAGTAAAGTACTTAAAATCGGCATTACCTGAGATGCTAATTCATTCTTTAACGCACCGAACTGCATTTGAAGAGATTCAGTTTGAGCAGTCAATTCAATGGATTTCTGAATAGCTTCTTCACCCGTGAGAATTCCAGCCTCTTCCATTGCTTTCTGGTAGTCTTTCCAAAGCTTCCCGCCATCCATTAACAGCGGTGCTAGTGCGGTTAAGTCAGAACCCATAGACTCAAGGTAGAATGACATCTCCTTTTGGTTTACGCCCGCTTCTTCTAGCTTATCAACATAGGTTTGAAGTGCGTCAATGCCGTCCATTTTCGACATTTCTTCAGCAAGTTTTTTAGCTCCTTCAGCACCATCTTCCGTCTTGACAGCAATTTGCACAAAGAAATCTACAGCGCCACCCGCACCAATAGAATTAAATTCACCGATTTTTTCATTGAAATCTTTCAACATGTCGGCTGTCTTTTCTTGCGTCACGCCGAACGTTGCAGCAGCACCAGATAAACCCTGAAAATTGGCAATAGATGTATTTGCAATTGCTGAAAAACGCGCAAGCTCAACATTACCTCTAGCAACCTCCATGGTCATGCTTGCAAGGTAGCCACTCGCTACAGCAACGCCACCAACAAAAGCACCTGCAAGTGAAGCACCAACAAGTAGCGCTCCGCCACTCAAACCAGATAGTTTTGTAGATAAACCCTGTATGTGTGAGCCAAACTTCCCATCATTTGCGGCTTGAGCTATTGTGCTTCTCAGCTCGCCCATTTTCCCCGATGTGGTTTTTGCTTCATTTCCAGCAGTTGAGATGCTTTTAGATAAATCGTCAACTTTTTTGGCAGATGATTTAGACTTATCCCCAGCATCAGAAATAACCTTGGCAGTATCTTTAACTGATTTTTCTGTTTTATCACCTTGAGTCTCCACATCCCTTAATGACTTGGTGACATCATCTGTGCCTTTTTTTGCCTTGGTTGTATCGATGATAATTTCAAGGCGTGATGTTTCAGTCATGAGAGACTCCTAAATTTAGGCAATAAAAAACCCCGCTTTCGCGAGGTCTATAAATACTTTGTATCTACTATAAGCTTTTCTCACAGTAGGGCGAAGCGTTAGTTAAATTTGTATCTGGCGCATAATTAAAAGTGGCTGAACCAAGATAATTAACCCTTAAAACCAAATCTGTTCCAGTGCTTTTTAGAATTGTTTGCTTTAGTCCGTTCTGCATATATATAACACCATTGTTAATTTTAAGTTTTTCTAATGTGTTTTTATCATTGTAGCTAGAGCACATTAATCCCGTGCCATCTCCATTAAACTTAAAGGTAACTAAATAAGGCCCATTATTTCCAGACCAATATCCATTTAGTGTTTTATCGTTAGGCAAAATAGTCGTGAAATTGTTATTTAACATGTCACCTGATGGACTAACACATCCAGTCAATCCTAAACATACAAACGCCGCAATTAATAATTTTTTCATGTGAATACCCTCTTATAAGTAATCACAAGATACTAATTTACCGCACAAAAAGAAACCCACCGAAGTGGGTTTGTGTTTATTTGCGCTTGTAATCTAATGCCATGCGTTCAGTGCAACTTAAATGCCATTGATAATATTCAGATCGCTCACGCTGTCTTTTTAAATCATCTTTATCTATAAAGTGGAATGCAAACATTGCCCCATCGGTAAAATGATCATGTACAGCCGCAGCCATATTGGGGCTAAGCGCTCTAAGTGGCTCACCAAACTGCTTCCACCACTCTCGAATCCAAAGCATATGCCATGCTAAACCTTGAACATTATTGTGATAATTTTTATCTATTTGGATTAAATTATCTTGCTTAGTTGAAACCTTAGCCTTTAACTCCATTGTTTCCAGATAATGCACCGCCTCGGAAAAATGAATTGCCAAAAGCTCTGCATAACGTGGAATCTTAAAGTGTCGATTATGACGCGCCCACATTTCAGCAAATATCTTCCTCTCACCATTTGAACGTCTAGCTACAATTTCATGTAACAAAGCTTGCTGCTCTGGTGAGATAGATTGGCGGTCATTAATTTGCCACTGCATAACCATTACGTCGTATGCACGAATAACAGTTAAGTGGAATTTTGCAGAAATCCACATTGCGTAGTAATACACTAGCTCTTTAACCACAAATGTACCTTGACTCAATCCCTTACCTTTAACGGTATTTACGGCTTTGGATTTATGATGCTCAGATTTGAGCATCATATTTTCTCGCTCGATTTCAGTAATTAAGTCTTTTGTTTGTTGATTGCGCATAAAGTTGAAAGGCTTGTGTTTTTCAGCTCCGCCACTTGCTTTATGTAAATCATTAATACAATAACGCCCATCTTCATCTTGGCGGATTGAGAAATCACCAATAACCAAAGGTTGAGCGTTTGGATTTACTAAATTTTGTGTTAAATTAGACATGTGTTTACATCCTTCTGTGATGGCAACTGAACCTTGTTTATTCTTGGCGGAAGGCAAGGTTTTTTTGTGCCTGTTGATTTCATGCTTTCGCACTCTTGTGTTTTTCTACCAATAATTTAACTGCTTCATTCATAAGATAAACGATTGATCTTTTATCCTCTTTAGCAATCAGCTTAAGTTCTTTGTGTAGTTCGCTATCTAGGCGACCTTTCACATAAACAAATTCTTCTTTCATACTACCTCCTACTTATGCCACAATCTGTGGCGTTTAATAACTATAGCCACACTTTGTGGTAATGTAAATACCCACCGTGAAATATTTACCACAATTTGTGGCATTGAGGTTTTAAATGAGTAATCAAGCTGATCACACTATAGTTAGGTTGCGCGTACCACCCGAACTAAAACAAAAAATTGAAGAGTCAGCCGAGAAAAATAATCGCTCCCAAAGTGCTGAAATGGTTGCACGTCTAGAGCAAAGCTTTGACAGTGCAAAAAACTATTCAGAGGAAGAGTTTGAGAGAGCGGTAAATAACTTCCTTGAGGGATTCTTTACCGCCAGTGCTCAAGCATGTCAAATGTCGATAGATCATCTACATGCTCAGTATGGTGACAATCTTATTGGTGAGCAAAGGCTATATCTTGAGGCGACCAAACTCATGCAATCACAGTACAAAAGACACCTAAATAAATTGCCAATATTTAAGAAGAAAGCGCCCTAAGGTGCTTTTCTTTTACTCATTCTCTTATAAGCCTCATCAATAAACCGATTATCCAGATCAAAGATGACCGCATTGAAAATATAACGCTCTACTGGTAGCTCGTATTGCTCACAGTATGCATTCAGGTCGGCAATGCTTAGGGCTAGTGGTGTGCCCTGCTCGTATCTACGTGAGCGTGAAATGACGTTGTAGGCTTCAATTAAAGCGCTGGCTGTGTAGCTATATTCAGGCTTCCTAACCTCTTCTGGTGGCTTTCTGCCTGTTGCCTCGGCTATTGCGCGTTGTTTTTGGTTGTGCTCGCTCGCTTCTTCTTCACTGGCGAATTGGACGTATTCGTAGAGTTCTCGGACTTTCCCAGTGCTTCACGCTTTTTTTTATCAGCTTCAATTTGGATTCGCTGTGATTGAGTAATCACCCATATGCCTAGTTTCATTCCATACTCGTCATCATCAGCCGTTTTCCCATAAGCAAGCAAGTCGTGAGCCAGTTGTGCTGAATATTCAATCTGTGCAGGAATATCACGCCAATCTAAAACTAAATACTTCCCAACAATGCCGCTGAATACACGATTAGATTGCTCCACAAACTCGTCAGTAATTAAGGTGCCGCTTTCTCGCACCATGCGCTCTTTTTGCTGATGACTGTCTTGCATGTACTGGAATGAGGGGCGATTAATTCCTGCTATAAGATACTCGCCACCATCTGGATGAGGCACCCACTCTGATGGATGTTTTTCAGTGCTTAATGAATCTTTTGAGATGGTAATTTGCATTCTCTTTCCCGATAAGTGATTTTTTACTTATTACCGCCCGAAGGCGGCTATTGATTAAACTTTAGGTGTGCGTGTAAGTGTTGGCGCTTGATCCACTACCGTATATTCAAATGTGGTATTCAGGATGTCATCTTTACCACCAGTTGCAAGCGATGCTGTAATCTCAACTTTAGGAATATTTAAAACGTATTTATTCCCAGCAGTATCCGTGATTGGAATTGATAGCGAGATATTCCCATTGGTGAATTGCTTTTCATAAAGCTCTGCCGCTTTGGTAGACCAAGCCATTGTAAAACTGCCTGTGCCTTTCGCTGACATTTCAAGAATTGCACCAACCTCAAGTCCAGCACCCAAGCATTTTTGCACTTGCATTGAGTTATCCCAATTAAACGAGAATGCAGTAATGCAGGCTGTGCCTTTAACTGATGCCCCATCGACAAGTAAATCACCGACAGAGATATTCGACATACGCGGATTTGATGACGCAGGTGTAATCGTTCCAGTGGGTGCGACTGCTGCTGTGGTTCGCTTAGTACCCATGAAGCCAAAGGTTAGACCGATCAGCCCAGACTCGGGAATATCAATCCCAAATGTATTTACATGCAAGCCTGAAAAGGTGTGATAGTTCGCAATGTCGGTATAACCAAGCAATATGCTAAATGTCTGGCGAGTTGTGCCACCAAAAGTCAGAACATTGGTTGCCCAAGCATTAAAAGCTGCTGCTGCCATTAGATCATCATACGCACCATACTGAGCTTCTGCGCTCAATTCGCCTGAATACTCCGCCGAAGTAATCATAGATGATTGTTGCAATCGGCTATCCGTAATTGATGTTGACTCTGTTTTTTCGACACTTTGGTTTAATGAAATATCAGTAAATGCCAAGGTTTGACGCGCAAATGGCGAAGGCACTGTTCCAATGACAGTTTCTTTTGCAATCTGCACTAATTGTTTTGCGCCCGAACTCATGGTTTTCTCCTATTCAAGGCATAAAAAAACCACCTTTCGGTGGCATTGGTTTTTAAATTTCTCTTTAGCAATGGCCGCGCTGTCTTGCTCCGTCATGCTTTTTATTCCAATCAAATGCATCAACGATTCGACCAGTAGGCTTGTTATCAATCAGATCGCCATCTGCAATCATTGCAGCTTCCAATTTCTCAAGTTGATCAAGTGTTTCAATTAAGTTAAACAATGGTCGCTGCGTCACGATGATTTTATGTTTAGGAAATTTAACCTCTATTTCTTCCTGCTTTTCAGCAAGGTTAAGCATGTTAGCCTTTGATGCTGCCACAACAACATAAACAATGCCGTCAATAATGAAATCCGCCTCCAGGTCGCCATCGCTCACCCGCTTGCACGCAAAAATAAGGTATGCATTATCTATAATTGGATTCACGCTAGACCCTCCTCACCAAAATTAAGCAATAGGGTATTTTTATTAATCCAGTCTTGACGCTTCTGCTTGTTGATTTTCTTTTCGTGTTTACGCTGGTGCATACCTAAGCTAGAGATGGTTGCTTTAGCCTGAGAAAGATTTTCATCAAAATCAATTTTATTCAACTCGTCAAAAGCTCTCTGTCTTGCGCTTAACTTTCCAGACCAATAACCCCATAGCGCATCATCGCATTCATCCTGATACTTAATAATAGTGTCTTTTAATTCTGGCTTTACTTTGTTTGGGCTAATAGTCATCATCCAGCCAAACAATTTTTTAAGTGGCAAGCAGGTCATTAGACGTTGTCTACCATCTTGAGCAACTATCACGATTTCCGTGATGGTTGATGCAAATCTCTGTTTTAGTTTTTCATGCTGAGACTGCCATGTTAGCCCCATGCCCTCAACAATGGGTTTCATAGGTACATATGGTTGACCGTTGTAATTCACAATGGATAAATTTGCGTTGTGGAATGACACAATCATTTGCTGATAACTTGGTACTGACATCATGTTCATAAGATTTCCTCTTATATGCTCATGTTCAAAAAAAAGAAACTGGCAGGCACGTTGAACATGGAAACGTGCTTTTCGAACCGTCGTTCTAGCCAGTGGTTTGCCTGAAAACAGGCATAAAAAAACCGCCCTTTCGGACGGTTTAATTAAGTGTTTAAGCTAGTTCACTCGAAACTCAGCTCTAATTATTTTCGCGTAAAAGTCTTGATCATCCATGCTTTGTGGTGCGTGGACTTTGTAGACTTCAAGATGAGACACGCCGAATGATTGCAGCAATTCTCGCCACTGGTCACACAATGCGGTCATGACAAGTATTCCTCTATTCTTTGGTGTGAAGCACTGAATTGAAATAATGCCGTAATCACGAATACATGGGTTGTCGCCAATTGATGCCACTTGACTATCAGCGTACTGTATAGAAACTTTACACCAAGGTTTGTTTGCTGGCGCTTTAAATGGCTGCCCATTTTCATTCATTTGGTTCTCAGTACGAACCACAATGTTTTCTAATGTTGTATTTAGCTCTGTACCTAGATTGTTGCTGTTGTCGCCGATAAGTAGCAGCGTACTGCCGATCAGATACTTACTTCTATCTGCAAACTGTCCGACACGCTTATATATCTCTATTTCAGCCTGAGTGAGTGTCATCATTTGTATTTACTCGATATATTCATAAAGGCGACTGAATAGATACCCAAAGGCCTTTGCTGACTATGCCCATTTTCGAGAGCAACTGCATAAGGCAGGTTATTTTGCACGTAAACTAAATCACCCAACTTAGCCTGAAGAATCTTTTGATTGCCTACTTCCTGGGTGGAGTTACTATTTTTATCTTTACGATTTATATCGTAAGAATTATCAGCGCCATTTAAACTTATTAAATGATTACCTCTAAAAGCACCTTGATCCACAGGGCTACCGACAATCACCTGTTGCAGCATCTCAGCACTCACCTTTCGTAAATGCTCATCGCCAATTTTCTCTATCTCAAGCGCGAAATTGGTCGGTTTGTTTTTCCAAGACATTTAGGCCTCTCACATTCTTTAAAAGTGATTCATATTGAGAGCTGTCATCTTTATTCATGGTAACCACAACCACTTTGGGTTTTGTTGATCCACCATGTAGTTTGTTGATCTGCTCTAGCTCTCCCGTATTTTTAAAAAATACAAACGGTATTGTCATAGCTATTCTCGATATTCAACAGTCACATCACCAAATAAAATTTCATGCGCCAATTCACCACTAATCATAACTGGCCGACATTCAATATCAGTCTTGATTCGAATTAAGAAGCCTTTTTCCAAATCCACATAAAAGGCACCTCGAATCTGCTCACCATTTAAAAACACCGATTTAATGTTAGTAGCGCGAACATCAACATGAAACGCCTGATCTGAATCAACTGCACGTTGGATTAGGTTTGAATCATCAATGTAAATCATGCACCCACCTTTCTTAGTTGAATTGAATAGGTGGCTGATGCTGGGTCAGCACCAATATTCACCACCTTGAAATCACCCTTATCAGTCACCCAAACATCATCAATCTGTGGCACCGCAGTTACTTCATTTTGCAGAACAATCGCTTTTGCATCTTCGGCTTGATAGTCGACAGGCTTCACTAAGTCTTTTAAATATGATCCAAACAGGACGCCACGCCCTGAATAAGATTCACTACTTACAACTGGATAAGTTTGCGTTTCAAAATCAAACTCGCCTGAATAAATCGGCTTTTCACAGGTGAAGGTGTCAACTGCATCGGCAAGCTTTTTATCAAAGGCTTTTGCTACTTTGGCTTGGATTTTATTTTTAATCATGCCCGAAACACCTCAAACCCGAAGCCTTTCGGTTTTAAATCCAATGAAGCAATGTAAGCCCGCGCAATTTGCTCAAACTCGGACACTTCCACACTACCTTCTGCAAATGTTTCAGTCACTTGCACTGTGTCAGCCTTAACGCTTTCACTTGTAGCTTGACGAGCAATACCGGTATAAATCACACCTGCAATAATGCCTTTAATGATTTCACATGCAGCATCAAGCAAAATTGGATCAATTGGATCTGGAACATAGCCAACCTCGTTCCGCATCCAAGTGTTTGCTAATTTAATGAGGCGAGCTTTATCACCAGCCGGTGCAAAGTCAACACCTAGAATCTGCTCAGCCTGTTCTTGGGTAATAAAGCTCATGGTGTTATTCCTTTGTTTCGTTAGCTTGTGCAGCATCTTCAGCTGCTTTTGCTGCCTTTAATTCTGCGGCAGTTGGCTTTTTTGGTTTAGCTTCGGCAGGTGTGCCAGCTGATGCACCACCACTCGCCAGAGGCTCTTGAAGATAAGTAATTCGATCTTTTAGCGCTTTGATTTCTTCATCAGCTGATACCAAGGTTTTTTCGGCAATAAGCACCTTGTTTTGCAGCTCAGTATTTTCAGCAGTTAGCCTTTTCACGGCTTCACGCTCTTTATCCAACTGCTCTTTCAGCTCAGCATTTTCAGCAACCACCTTTTCACATTCGGTTTTTGCATCATCAATAACCTTTTGCAGTTCGGGAGTAATACCCACCTGCACATTCGCGGTAATGATATTGGCTTTAGTGCGTGCAATCAGGTCAAGATATGCCTGCGGTACATCACCAGCTACTTCTGCACACGCTTCCAATGTGTCAGATTCATGATATGCACTCGCCTTGCGTAAGGTATAACCTTGCTTTTGTAGTTCAGCCACATTTTCAGGCGAAAAGTCGTCAGTGAAATACAGTCGCTTATTTGATTCTTGTTTCATTTTTTATTCCTAATCAGATAAAGAAAAGCCCCTTTCGGGGCAGTTCAATTAAGCAGATTTGATTAATACACCAGCGGTATCTTTTACGCTTGCAGCGATTAGATCCCAGTTGGTTGGTGTACCAATTGCCGCATCAGTAGGTGACTTACCGCCTGCTGCTGTATTCCATGCATAACCTTTAACGCCAGCACCGAAGGTCCATTCAGCTTGGTAGGTGTATTTAATGTTTTCACCACCAGTACTCGGTACAAGCTCAGCATTAAAGTCGTTGTTATCGTTTACAACTACAGCACCCTCAACCAAACCAAGCGTGTTGTAGAAAGCTGTACCAGTATTATCACCAACCAGTGCAGGCGCATCAGTTACCACAAATACACGACCAAACGGATCTCGCACAACGTTTACACCGTCATAGCGGAAAAGGTTTTCAGAGTTGGCCAACGCATTATCAAAAAGGTTATGCATTGTGGTTGAGTGAACAATCCAAGCACGAATTGCACTTGAACGGTCGCCAAGTTTCGCAGCACCCTTGTTAAGCAAGCGGAATGATGCAGCATCAGTACCATTACCGTGCACCGCGTTTACATTGCCTGAAATAGCGGAAGATGCTCCCAAAATACCCGCATTCAGCATATCCGCTAGACGAGCTTTCGCCAGCTGCTCACCAATGGTCAAAGCTGCAAGCTCTGGATTTTGAAGAATCCAGGAATACTGCTGCTTTTCATACTCGATTGGAGGTGTACCAGCTGCAACCTTAACTGCTACATCAAGCATTTGTTCCAAGCGTTTTGCCGCCACGGTTCCGGTGCCGTATGCATTACGACGACGAACAATACCTGCAATTGCTTTGAATGATGCTTCGATATTAAAGTCACCACCGAAAGGCTCATTAATCAATTGAATGGCACCCTGAGATGCTTCATTGAATTTTTCAATATCCTGTGCCACTGTTTCAGTCATTGCAGCATAGGTTTGCTTATTAAAAACCTGTAAATCAAAAGGCATGAGCCTCTCCTTAAATTAATTTATGCTTGTTCGCCCACTTGCTTCATGTAAGCAATTTTCTCTTCTCTGGTTTTGCATTCAGCCAAAGATTTAGGGCCTGATTTATTTCCACCACCGCCCTGGAATCCGCCACCCTGCGATTGACTACCTTTTAAAATCGAATCTTTGTATTGGTATCCACCAACTAAAGTTTCCAAAGCTTCATCAAAGTCTGCGATTTCACCCGGGCGAGTACGTGAATAGATTTTTTGACCATCGGCACCAACCGCCACGACTTTGCCGTTTTCAATCTGGAAGTTTTTCCCAAATGTGGCTTGGATCATGTCTACTGGTACAGCGATGTTGTCTTGAATAAACTTAGAACGAGCAAACCCGCCACCGATAAGTTCGTTATGCAGCTGAGATTGAAAAGCATCACGCTCCTGAACAATTGGTGCGTACTTTTCTTCGACTGCCTTAATTGCTTCGAGTTTGATTTTTTCGACTTCGCCAGCATCCACCAGTTTTTTATCGTCGAAGTTTTTCAAGGTTTCTAAAGCTTTTTTGGCTGCCACTGGATCTTCAATGCCTTCAAATGCTTTTAGTGTGGACTCGGCTTTTTCTTTTGCTTCACGATGGGTTTTTGCTTCCGCATTTAGAGTGCTGATCTTTTGCATTGCTGAACCAGCATCAAAGCCAACCTCTTTCCCATCATCATGCACATAGACTGGAAGCCCTTGAGTGTCTACTTCTGCATATGTTTTACCGTCGATTGTTTGTGTTTTAAGTTTCATAGGTTTCCACCATGTTGAATGAGCATCCGCTCGTTACGCTGTCCGCATCCGCTTTCAGCAGGCATAAAAAAAGACCCGTTTGGGTCTAGGTTTGGATTTGGTTTATTTATTCGACCTCTTGTCGTGGATCATCTTCAAAGCGAATGCCATGAGACCCCCATGCATCAAACGTAATGGTAACTTTAGGCGGTTCACCAGCACAGCTTTCCACAACAACTGAGTTTTGACCACTTAGTAGCAGATTTGTTTCTTCATCAAAAACAGCCAACTCATGTCTAAGTCGTTTTATAACAAGCTTTCGGGCTTTAATATCACTCACAATCCCAACTCCTTGAACGTCTTCTCATCCAATATCTTCAGCTCAGCCAGTGTATATTCTCGACCCACTGGATCGGTAAACTTATCTAGACTATACCCGCCATCTTTGTACAGCTTGTAACGCGATGGCCCGAGCCACTCTTTCTGGAAAAACTCATCTGTCTGATCAAAGAAGTCTTTAAATGAAGTATTGGCATCAAGCTGGCCTATTAGATCCTTACGCTCATCTTTGGGGATATCTTTAACTTTGCGCTCATCCATTACAAATGGGCGTTGTCCAGGCAATTCACCATCAGCATCTACACCAACCAATACAGATCGGCAATTCGGATGCAAAGGCGGTCGTCTAATACCTGAATCACCAACCTTCCATACAGTCTGGTCTAAACTTCCGCATGTTTTGGAGGTTCTGCCATCCAGTGTTGCAATGAATTTAAGATGCGTAAAACCCAAAGCCTTGTAGGTTTCTTCATAAGCCGCATTCGCCACATGGCTTCTCACAGTCCTTACTTGCCGTTCAATCGATTCACGCGATGATTTAAACAATCCATCTTTATAATCTAAGGATTTCTTACCTTTAATCCGCTGAACAATCTGCTGATTGGTCTGACCTTGTGAAATACCATCACGAATGACGTACTCCACCTTTTTACGCAATGAATCGGCAATATCAGCAAACAGATAATCCACCAACTGACCGCCAGCAAAAGGCGTTTTTCTTGCTGTCTTATAAATCTCAGCACCAGCGACCACCACAGCAGCATCACCAGCAAGTTTTGCTGTATATGCAGCTTCATATATCGCCAAATCCAAAGCAGACTTGTGAAACTTTTCAGACAAGTCCACATCAATCGAAGTGAACCACTCATCAAGAATGGTTTTGATTTCTTCAATGAGTTTAGATGTCTTTGCTTTACTACCAAAATTAAACGATTTAAGCGCATTTCGTTCTGAATCGGTTAATTCTTCAAGCAGTTCTGATAATCGCTGTAATTGAGTATTTGAGAGCGAATTAAAGCGCTTGATTAGCTCATTAACTGATTGTGATGACGCTCGGTACAGATATGCCTGATGCTGAGTCAGCGCATCAAGTAAGGCTTTTTGCGCTGATGTGTTCATGCTTATGCATCCATAGTGCCATCATCCCGCTTTTCAATTT